CTCTCCATGAACACATACTTGAATGCTCGAATCTTCTCAATCACATCTGCGCGACCGTGCCCAGTTAGTACATTTTCCAGTATCTCACTAAGGAACTCCTGGACTACCTTGGGAGTGTCTGATCTTTTGAGATCCAGGCCCATGGCCTTGACCTTGCCTGGGTATCCGTTGACATCAAGACGCTTGCCGTCTTTGTCATAGTAAAGCACAGCATACCGCTTCTTGGTAATGAACAAGCCTTTGCTGGCAACAAGCTCTCGACCGCCCTTGATAACACTGCCCATTTCTCTGGGGCAATGGAATGCTTGCTCCATGAATCCCGGGAAGCTTTGGTTGACCTGTTCGGCAATGCTGTCATACAGGGACACACAGATGTCTTTGTTCCATTCCATGCGTCCTGCTTCTACGTCGTCCTTGAGCATGGGCCAGGCAGAAAAGTAACAACTGTCTGTGTCACCGTAGATGATAGCAGCGCCGGCATGATCGTACTTGCCGGTCACACATTCATTCACATGAGCATCCATATGCTTGGCAATACTACGTCCGGTCAGTGTGGTACTTTGCCCAATCCGTTTGTCAAAGAATCTACAGCCCGGATTCAAAATAGCACCATACAAGCTGTTCAAGTTAATCTTCTTGACCAACTGACGCTTGTCCCAGTATTCTTCTTGAGTCTTGTCTGTGCACTCTCTCAGCTTGGCTTGCATTTGTTTACGATCGGCATACCAACGCTTGAGCAAGCCTGGGATCACGCCCTCTTTCTCATAGGTAAAGATAGTGCCATTGGCGCTTAGGATCCAGGGTTGGTTGCTGTCAAACACAGCCTTCCATACTTCGGCCGCCGAGTGTACAGAGCTGTTGCCATCTTGCCAGTCAATTGTGATCTCAGTTCCGCGCTGCTGCTCCATCACAGCAGTGTACTCTAGTGTGGCAAACAATCCGTCCCAGGATGCTGCAAAACTATCGCCTTTGGCCATGCGTTCTTGAATCAGGTTGTCGGTTGCTGTGCTTCTGAGTTGTCCAACAATGGTTTCTGGGCCCATGTTAAGGGCGCGAATAGCCGAGGGATAGAGCGAGTTGATGTCAATGGAACCGATGTATTCATGGATTCCTTTTTTGGGCGTAGCAACATAGGCACCTGCCGCTTGTGTATCACTGTCATTGAGTCTCTCTTTACGGTTAGGAACTACTAGCCCACGTTCATGGGCCTCATTGATAATTGCTTGCTCGGTCACTGCCACTGCGCCCATTGTGGTTTGCAGCAACACAGTGTTTTCATGTGCCAGGGTGTTGGCTAGATCCAGGAATCTGAGTTTCTTGTCGATACCGGCAAGCCCGACCACGTCCTGCCGGTTGTACTCAATAAAAGTTTTCCAGTTCTGATTGTACAACTGATCAAGTGTGCCTTCGTACTTGGTCTTGCCTGCTAGTCCCTCGTACTCCAAGATAGAATCTAAGCTGTAGCTGTGCCGTTCCTCATAGGTGTACTTGCGGTACAGTTGCATGTAGTCCAGATGAACACGACCAACTAAGTCATATGTCATGTTTTCGGCACCAAAGCGTTCAAACGTTCTTGGCTTGGGCAGTTGTTCCCAAAGGCAAAACTTGCGTGTATCGTCTTTGCTCAACAGTTTGATCACACGATTGACAGTGTACGGAATATCGTATCCCTCACTGTTCCAGCCACTCAGCACGTCGGCATCTTCAATCAAAGACATAAACGTTTTCAGCAGTTCAGCTTCCTCCCAAAACACAAATGTGTTGGGAAACTCGGCTGCAATCTCTTGCGCAGTTTCGGCACTCATGCGCTTGGGCGGGACCACCAAGGTGATCAATTGATCCATCCAGTCCAGGTAGACTGAAATTGCTGTAATGGGATTAAACGGATCATCCGGTCGACTGTAACCTTTTACCGGATCAAAGTCGACCTCAATGTCGAAAAATGCTGTGTGCAGCGGCGGCCCGTCTTGTCCCTTGTAGTTGTCTTCCAAGCAACGAAACACCGGGTTGATATCACCTTCGTAGATATTTTTACCCGAGTGTACCCGCATTTCTTTGCGGAACTCTTTGTTGTTGCGAGAACTAAACCGGCTTACTGGCTTGTCGTAGATATTGCGAAACTTGCCCTTGGGGTCGTCGTAGTAAAACACATAGTTGGCCGGGTAGTCTTCGTAGTAACGAACACCATTGCGCCGGCCCACCAAATGAATACGATCGCGATCGCGATCAAAAAGTGCGTCAATATAACTCATCTATCTCCGTTCTATCTTGTAGTTCGATTTAATGTGATACTAAGTGCTCAAATACTTTGTCAAAATAATTTTGATAATCGTATGTAGACTTCCATGATTTAAATATATTTTGATTGTGCATCGCTATGTCTACTAAATCAGTTTTGCTAACATCATCATGATCGTTGATCAGATGAGATAGCAAATGTTGCTGTCTTCCCTGCCAGGGCAAATCATCTAAATAAATTAACGAGGTTGCGAATCGCAATCCTAATTTTTCTAAGACTGCAATCCCTCCTTGCTGTACAAATAATAAACTATAATTTGGGAACTGTACAGATCTTAAGGATTTTTCGCTAAAATACCATTGATCCCGGCCATCATCGGGTGCATAGGTGTCTAACACCAATGAATATTTGCTGGCCATAATATATTTGTTAACATCTCCGGTCTCTTCAAAATTACGATATGGCACCATATCGTAAGTCTCTTGATATGCACGGTCAAAATGAGGCAATTGTCCAAGCTGATATTTCTCATGTATATAAGAAAATAACTCTTGACCAGTTAGATCACTATAAAAAGACAACTGCTTGAGTAAAAAACTTACATACCCTTTATCCAATAAGTTGTGCTGATGCAAAAAGTAAAACCAGGATTGTCTTACTGATTCGACTCGCTGCATAAAACAGTTATATAGTTTTTTCCACTCGGCTGCAGTATCTAATGGAATATCAAACACCGACATAACACCATTGAGTTCTGGATAACTGTAGAAGAAAACATTATTTAAATTAGGAAAATTTAAAATATTGTCAGAAATTACAGTTACCGTTTTCCCTACTGCGCTACATTCACTATCGACTTGTTTCCAATAGGTTAAATCTGGCAATAGATCCCCTTGCCAAAAATGTACCAATTTGGTAGATGGGCAATTTTTTATTTGTAGATTTTCAAGACTTGAAAATAGATAGAAATTATGATGATTGCAAAATTGTTCTACACGATCGAACAGTTTTTCTCGTTCAGACAACCAACCGTTTTTTTGAAAAACAGCAACCTTTGTTTGGTTATGCATGCTGCTGAATTTTCTTAAAACTGTGGCTAAGTTCTGCCCACATCAGTTGTGTATCAATCCAATACTGTCCGTTGGAAGACCGTACATCATAATAGACTGCTGTAAAAGTATGCTCAGGGGTAAACTTCAATACAATATCGCGATCAAAAAGTGCGTTAATATAACTCATTGTTTATTAAATTTATTTTTACAATAGGGCAGTAATATATTTCTTGTCCAAGCAAGATGTCCGTTCGGTGATGGATGAAAATCGTCATCGCCGAGCAGCATGTTTTTTAAACAGAAGCTGTATAGATCTTGCACAGGATCCATGATTAAATTATATGTTGTTTTGATTGTGTCGGGCAAAAATTTAACAATGTCAAAATCGTTTGTTCTATTTGGAATAGCAGGGTTTAAAAAATTAACAAATATTGATTGATATCCAAGTGCATCAAGATATCGCTTTAGTCCAATTTTCCAAATTGCATTTTCTACGGCTCTTGATTCAAGACTTTTAAATTTATGAATGTCTCGGTATCCAAACCAACGTGAGTTACCATCGCCTTCGCGGGTCGTTCCGCCAGTTGACACATGACAAACTTTGTCAGTAAATTGATATACAAAATTGGCATTATTATCAATTGCATCAAATGAAAAAATTTCATCTTCGCGATCATGCCCCGACCACATTACTACGACTAAAGTTTCATCCGGGGATAATTTCTTAGTTTCTAATCCCCAGATTATACTTTGTGAAATAAAATAGTTCCCGGCTCCAGGTAAAGCACAAGAAAAAACTTCATGAATTGATGATAAGTCTCGAAAATAATATGGCCAAGTAGTTGGTACCTGTGGACCCGGAATTGTATAGGTAAAACTACATCCACCTACTACTAAATTTTTAAATCCAAAATCCACAATGTTATCAAAATTTCTTTCGATCATGCAAGAACGCATAGATGATTCAGATATAATAGGCATATTATATGCCTCTATTTACAGTGTTCGGCCCACAGTTTCCAGAATAGTTTCTAGCAGGTCGTGATCCTGTTTCTCTTTGCCGAATTCCGCTTTGTGTGCCAAACGGATGGCCTTCTTTAGTACATTGGGTTTGATTTCTAGCTCTTCAGCAATGGCCTTGACCGTTTCCGAAAGACCTGCGTTGAGGGTTTCAACATCATGCATGATCTGCATGCCCTCATTAATGATGGCAATCAGCTTGGCTTTTTGTTCGCCGGAAAATACTCGAGTGTCCATGTAAATCTCCTTGTTAAGCTAGTATAACACACTTGTCACAAGATTCATAGTGGATTG